TTTGATCCTTGTTGGAACTCCTTCAAACTTTTTCCTCAAATGAAAGGGAATGTTGGAAAGATTAATGTTCAGATCCTTTTCTGCGATCTTGGAACAAAGCCCGTAAATACCTGTCATCAGGTGATTGTTTTCTTTTTCTTCAAAAGTTTCAAATACATGTTGACAAATTTCTTGTTTCAGGGTAAAATACTTATTGATCAAATCAAAAGGAAAAATTGTGTGAACGTTCATTTTTGTTGGATCGCATCCAACGTGCTGGAAAGATTTGAGGAATGCTTTCATTCTTTTCTGACATTCTTCCCATTCTTTCGAAATGGTTGCAGGGCAAACTTCGGAAAGAGATTGACCTTCTGTCAGAACAATGCCGTATTTAGCGGAGGGACGATTAAGCTTGGGGTTGAACTCCCAAGTTTTGTTTGCGGATTTGGGGATGTAGTCAATAACTTGACCTTGAAGAAATACCTTGTTTTGAAGTGTTTGAAAGTACATTTTTCCTCCGTGTCTGTTTGGAACATGTTTTGATCGTGTTGTAAGTATACCCAACCAACTTCGAAATGTCAAGTCTTTTTTTCATTGGGCTGATCTTTTTCAGCAACTCCATATAGTGGGTGTCTGGTCTGTATATAATATTTAATATTTTTATATATTCTTTAAGAATATTATTTTTTAAATTATTATTATAATAAGATTTAAAATCTTTATAATTTAAATATTTCCTTTTTCTTAAGTAAGAATTATAATTGCATTTATTATTGACTTTATAGTAGTAAGAATCTTCATTGTATATTTTCAAATAAGATTTATAAAGAAGTTCAAATAATGCTTGAAACTCAAATAAAGTTCCTTGCACAGGATAGTAATATTCTTCGAAAAAAGCTTGACTTAGATCTTTATTTGAATTATTATTAAAATAATTTGTGAAGAAATATTCAGATGATAAATCTAAATAAAAACGCCATGGAATGTTTTGATCGTACCTAATTCCATTTTCTAAAAGCAAATAAGAAACATTTATAAAATCTGGATTATCGTTATAGGCTTGTTTTATTCCTTCTCGATCACTAGGATTGACATCATTGTCAACATCATAAGCCAAGCCAGTATCAGTAGGAGAAAAGTCTGATGAAAGAATAAACTCACTTAAAAGTATTTTTTTACTTATTTCTTTGTTTTCTAAAAGAGTTATGACAAAATCAACAAAAGAATAAAAATCACTTACTTGTGATGAGAGGTCTTCTTCTTCTAAAAAGATTTCTGAAATGTGATTAGTACAGATTTCATAATACTTTTCAATTGGATCTTGATCATAAGCAGAATCTATTGTAAAGATCTTTTCTCCGATCTCTGCTATGTTATTTTTATTTGTTGCAAAGTCAACTCTTCTGGTATAATATAAAGAGTTTATACCAGTTTCTAAAAGTGGATTGATTTTAAAATCATTGATATCTGTGAATTCGTCTTGAATATTAACAAGAAGATCTTCTTTTGGTAAGATCACATTTCCTTCAAAATCAACTTTACCAAAAAAAGAACCATTTTTAAAGCTGTCAACGCCAACTAACTGAACTTCTGGATTGTTTTCCAAGATTGTTCTTTCTTGAAGTCTGTTTTTGTATATACCAGAAAGAGTATTAGATTGAAACTGTGCTTCTTCTGGTGGCAAGATAACTTTGTTTTTGTTTGAAAACTTTTCCATTTTCTTTTACTCTTTTGTTGGGTCTTGGCCAGTTAACTTTTGAAACTCGTCTGTTAATGCCTTTTGCTTTTGTTTGAACTTTTCCAAGGAATCATTGGTGGCTTTTGCTGTTCCAGTTTCATTAATAAATAACCAGTTACGCTTCTTAGTTTTTTCAGCCAATTTTATTTTGGTACATTTTTGTTTTAAAATTTTATCAACTTCTTTTTTTGACTTAACATCATTGTCTTCCTTGCCATCGCCAAAAGCAACCCATCTAGTGTCCAACTTTGTCTCAAACTTACCGGAAGACAAGTTACTGGAAACTTTTGTTATCAAGTAATACCCGCCAAGGCCGAGGCGTTTTGCAATAGTTCTGTCTCCGGATGGAGATCCCAATCCAATTGCACGAGGATCAACATAAATCATCTGGCCCGGAAAAAAAGAAGCGTTTCCAAACATGGTGATTGATACGTTATAGATTCTTCTAACTTGATCAATTTCGGCACTGTTTTCTTTCTCCAACAAAGCTGCTTCAAGCTCTGGGGAATCTACCTTATTAAACTGAACTTCTTTTATAAACCCTTTTCCAGAGCCAATATTGAAGTGATATATACCATTTTTAATGTCTCTAAATCTATTTTGCACTCTAGTCTCGAAAGCTGAATTTCTAACATTAATATAAAAATAATTAAACAGATCAGAGCCTTTTGCAAAGATTGTTGGCTCAACATAGTTTTGCTTCTTCATCATCTCGGGTGTAATTCTTTTATAAACTTGATCGATCCTAGTAAATTCCTGATGTGTTTTAGTGTTGGTAAAGATCTCTCTAGAATCTTTAACACGATTGGTGAAAAAAGAAATCTCCGGCCTGTGATAACCTTTTTTTTCCACCCCAACATCCGGATAAAAGTAAGGCCCTTGACCAGATATCGTAGGAATAAGAAAAAGAATAGCATTTCTTATGAACTCTTTTAGCAAAATTTCAGATCTTCCTTTGGAGTATACAGTGTTAATCAGCCAGCCGAAAAACAAATTAACTGAGACTGGGAGTTTTGCCAACTCTTGTCTTCTTGCTACATAAGGAAAACTACCTCCTCTTTGTTCATATGTCCTAACACCTACTTCACCCAAGATAATTTTAAACTTGTTAAGCATTTGAATGTCTTCTTTTTTGCCTTGGTTGATTGCATTTTGATATACAATTTTGATTAAAGCATCAATAAGATCTCCAAAAAAGAAAAACTTTATAACAGCAGGGTTAGAATCTAAGACATCTTTCCCAATACCGTTTGCTTTAGTGAATTCATCTTTATAAGTGATTACAGACTTATTAGGGCCTCTTCCGGGAGCAGATATCTGTTTTGTCAATTCTTTGATAACTTCTTTTTTTGCTTTGGCTTGCTGTTTTGTCTTGTTGGATTTGGTTGCTTTTTTTAACCTTGCTCTGGTATTTTTCAGGGCTGTGCGAAGAGAGCTACACTCCCCAACACTCAAGACCGCTCTGGGTTGTGTAGTTCTACCTTTCACAATGTCTGCGGCGGAGATCAGTCTTAAGTTGATTTCCTTTCCCTTTGAAACTGTTTCAAAATCGCCTCCATCTGCGACTCCAAGTTCAAAAGCCGGAACAGAAGTTTGATAAATATTTTTATCTAGCACACAAATAATAGCAGATAGCAGATCACCAGCATCAACAATCGATGTAAGCTGATATCCTTTGATTATACCTTCCATTCTTTTTATTGCGTTTATCTGTCTTATACCTTCGTTTTCAAGTTTGTCATCAGTAGAAGCGAACCAATTGTTAAACCACCCTGCATCCCGTTTAACGTGTTCTTTAAGCTTGCTTGTTTCAACACATTTTTTATATTTTTTTAATATATTGTTCGCTCTTCTAAGATTTTCTTTTGTGATTGGCTTTTTGTTGCCAGCAGAAAGAGTAGCTCTTTGCAATTCATGCTCAACAGAACTAATATACTCTATAGAAACTTTCAATGTTCCATCTTGGTTGAAAGAAAGATCATGACTTTTCAAATGAAGCCACAAAGTTTTGTTTGTTTTAGCAACAGCATTGGCAATCCTTTTTGCTCGTTTTGCATTTCCAAATATGTTTTCACTAAGCTCCGGAATTTGCCACCCTACATCCATACGAAGTTTAAAAGGAACACGGCCCCCTTTTGATGTTCTGGCAAAAAGATCCAAATAAAAAGGAATCTTCTTTCTTCGTTCTTTTAGGTCCATTTTTTTATTTTGAATTTCTTTTCTCAAAGAAGGATGGATAGCCGGCTGCTGTAGCACATCAACAGATGACATAAAAATATCCATTTTCGCCAAGACGTACCTTCTTGCTTCTGCTGGCTGACCTCCTAAAAGCTCAATGTCGATGTTTTGTATACCGGCCTCACCAACTCTTTCAATTTTGCCATTTGAAAGATCTTCAACTTTGCTTTGATCTGTGTAATAATCAAAATAATAAGGAACTGAAAATGTATTTCCTTCCTTATCTTGATAAACTTTAGATACTTCAATCCTAGGTACTAAATAAGATATTTCGTGCGGCATAAGCTCATAAAGTAATTCTTGGTCTTTTCCAACAAAATAATTTCCAATAAAATCTTCAATGTGGTGTTTGTTTTCTTTCGGCTTATGTGCTTTTTTGTTCCAATAGGAAATGTAGCTTTCTGTGGCTAACTTTAGACCACGAATGCTTTTACTTAGCTTGCTTCCTCTTTTTTCTTGGAATTGCATCACTCCTAGGTTTGAAAGAAGCCAAGCTTGCTCTGCCAATCTTAGATTAGAAACATATTTCTTTTTATCTTGTCCTTGATTATTTGTTTTGTTAGCCATTTTTTATCCTATATAACTCCATACAAAGAAGCCAGAAGATCGGGATCTAAAGGAATTAAGATTTTCTCTCCAGCCTTTACATGGTGTTCTGTTGGTTTGTTGTTGAATGTTGCAATAATCCACCAGTTGTTGGGAGACTGGTAGTATTGAGATGCCAATTTATAAAATCGGTCTCCACTTTTCCATACATGTACATCATAATCTATGAAATCCAACTCTTCCTCTGTTAATTGTCGGAAATAGCTAGCAGGGTATAGAAAAACGCCATCCAAATTCCTCTTAAGCTTTATTTGTTTGTAAAGCTCTTTCTTGTCTTTGTATATTGTATTTCTTTCTAAAAAACGATCTAAGTCATAATTTGGCATTTTACTTACCTTTCAGCCCATATGGGTAATTTAATTGTTCCAACCCTTTTGTTCTTGACGTGCTATTGTTAACTTTGTTAACAGTCTTATTTGCATTCGGTTTTTTTGCACCGGCCTTGCTTGGAGTTACCTGATAAGGGTGTCCGACAAGGTGCTCATGAAGCACTTGAAACTGACTTGAAATTTGATATGTAATTGGAAGATAAAAGCCTTTAGCAGCCTTTTTGTCTTTTCCGGGCATATTATACAAGCCCATTTGTTCACCAAAGTTTGGACTAAAACTAAACGAAGCAGGGGTAACAAGAAGCCCATCATCTTTAGCAGTGCCGTCGTTTGATATTTTGTATCGATATACATTTTCTTTTTTTCGACCATTTTTTTCTGCTTCACGAGAAACCTGCATGTTCTTTGAGACCAAAGACATAAACTTTATTCTCAAAAGAGGCGGAGAAGAAAGAACAGGAACTTCTAAGTTTGGAAGCCCGCGTTCTGTTTTATAAGAAAGTATTTTATACTTAGGATAAAGCATTTGAATAAAGTCTTGCACTTTTACTAAGTTATCATATGCTTCTTCTTCGCTTTCTGCGATAACATCCCAACCTAACTGAATCTCCCTATTCGTTCTTTTATAGATCTGAATAGGGTCCATTCTACCATAAACTTCTTCTGAGTTGTAATTTACTGTAAACGTATCACTGTATTCTGTGATGAAAGCTTTAAATTTGATTTCTTTCTTAGTTGTTGGAGAATATATGTAAACGTACCCTTTTGTGTTTTTTGCAAATGTATCTGTTGAAAACATTGATAAAATCCTTTGTTATGAGACGAGCGTGTTCAAGCTTCTTCCTAGTTTCTCACCAGCCGCTCTCATATTTTCATTTGTTTTTTGGACATTGTTGTGTTCAATCACCATTTTGACTGTCAAGGTTTTCTGTGTTTTAAAAGAAAGTGCTAACTTTCCAAAAGATTCGCTTACTTTTCGAATAGATTCAGCGTTTTCTGATTTAACTTCTGGCATTTTTTCAAAAACTGTTTTGATAACAGCCAGTTTTTGTTCATCAAGTTCTGCAAACTCGCTAAATCCAGTAAAAAGATCTTTGAGAGAGGGGCCAACCATTGAGAAGGCAATTGCACCAACAAACGCTAAGGCCCCGAACGCTAGGAGAGCGAGTGCGGCGATCGCCATTGCAGCAGCCAAAATCACAAAAGCTGCCGCCAACCCTAGAACACCCAGAGTTATAGTGCCTAACACCCCTTCTTTAGCGGCGGTGGCTAACGCATTGATAATTTTCACTATTCCATCTGCCGCCAATCTAATTCCCAACCCTAGCAAGGCTGCTGCCGCACCTATGGCCAAAAAGATAGCAGCAAGAGATAGCAAGATCGGGTAAGTGGGGGCTAGTTTCACCGCAACCGCAATAAAAATAACCAAACCAACAGCCAATGCGGCCAAAAACCCAAGAAAACCTAAAGCCTGCTCCATTGTCAATTTAGAAAAGGCATCGGCCAACAAGGACAAGCCAGCAGCGGCAGCACCTATACCGATCAGTAAAACTCCTAGAGCAGCAACCATCTGTATGATACTAATTGAAAACTTCATATTTGTCTTAGTTGCAGCTTTTTTGGCTTTGTCTGCCGCTACCACTGTTGTCGCCTCTACGCCAGTTGCCTTCGCGCTAAACAATTTAGCCACAGCTTCTTTACCTTTAAGGGCAATGTTTTTGATTGTGCTTAATATTCCTGCTTTTTTGACCGTCTGGTTTGTTGCCTCTGCTGCCGTGTCTGCGTTAGTTGCATTCAAGCCTAAGAATTTAAGCAAATTTTCTTTACCTTTAAGGGCAATGTTTTTGATTGTGGTTAATATTCCTTGATTTTTGACAACATTATAAGCAGCCCATGCTGTCTTGGCGGCTGCTATAGTTACCTTGAGGGTATACAAAGCAGCGATTATCACGCCTAGAACCTTAACGACAGGGTTGTTTGCAAGAGCAGCGAGAATACTAGCAAAGGAATTCAACACTGTGACAACAGGAGCCAAAGCAACTTGGAAATTTTGCATTGCTTGTGTTAGTTTCTGTTGAAATGTGGTGGCAGCTTTTTGCCTTTCTTTAAATTCATCAACAGACATTCCAGCAGCAGCGGCTTTTTTTGCCATCTCAGCCATTCTTTCTTCTGGTGTTTGAAGAAGTTGTGCAGCCTTTGAAATATCAGAAATGCCCAAAGCCGCAGCGACTGCTTTCTTCTCAAAGCGAGACATTTCATTGAAAGATTTACCAGACATTTGAATTGATTGTCGAAGCATATCGACACGTTGTGATTCCGATGCTCTCAAAAGCTCTAAAGAGTTAAGGTAATCACCACCCAACATTGAGTTAAGACGACCAGCAGCCTCTGCTGCTCCATCAAAAGTATCATACTTTGAAACCTGAGATAAAAGCTCACTAATTTTCAAACCAGTTGCTGCTGCTTGAGCAGCCAATTCTTTAAACACTTTGATTGCTTTGTCTTTTGTGAAAGCAGCTAAAGTTTGCATAGCAGGTGCAAATTCTGACATGACCTTCTTTTGGGAGAAGGCTCCCAATGCTGCGCCAGTGGCGTAAAGCTCAATAGCCAAGTTTTTAGTTTCTTTACCGGTCATTTGAAAAGCTTTTGTTGCCACATTGAAGGTCTCGGTCATGTCGACACCCAGCATTGTTTTGAGTCTTTTGCCGACCTGACTTAGTTCTACTCGGGTGCGTTGGCTCATTTGTTCGAAATCAGCCATACCCTCTGCTAGTTCCATAACACCTTCTCTTGCTTCTGACAAAGAAAGTCCAAAGTTTGAAGCATTTAAATCAGCGTTAACAAAACTGGTGGCAGACAAAACAAGGTCGTCATTCAGCCGGCTGGAGCCGGCAGTCAAAGCTGCCATTTTTGCTCTTGCATCATCAAAGCCAGTAATACCTTGTTTAATTGCCCTGATCACGCTAGAAGCGATCGTAGCTCCTAGTTGGGCAAAAGCTGAACTTAATATCTTACCAAAATTAGCGTTTTCAGCGGAAAAAGATCTTATGAAAGTGGAAGTAGTTTTAAGCATCTTAGAATAGCCACCTAAAGCGTCTTCAACTTTTTCAATTGATTTTTCGCCGTCTTCGTAAACTTTTAGCAAAGCTTTTTGTGTTTTAAGCTCTTCTTCTTTTTGTGTTTTTTGGTTGACCGCATTCTCATAAGTCTGCTGGGCTTGTTCTAAGGCTATTTGCCGAATTCTTTGAAGTCTTTCTTCTTCGTCTGTGATTCCTTCGAGTTGGTTCTCTATATCTTCTCTGGTTGCTAGCTCTTCAAGTAGTGCTTTTTCAACAGCATCAAGCTGGGTTATTGTTTTTTCTGCCATCTCAGAAAGGAGGGCGGCATTCTTTATCGCTTCCTTTTCAGATTTGCGAGCTAGTCTGAGTTCGTTCTCTCTGATCTCTACATTAAGTTCTGCTATTTTAAGGTGATCTTTTTCTAAGTTAAGAGCTTCTGTTCTTTTTTGAATAAATTCCTTTTCTTGTTCTAATGTTTTTTTTCTTAATTCATAATTGTCCTCAAGAGACGCCTTAAAAGTTTTAAGAGCGTTTATTTTAGCTTGGTCTGAATTTGTGTCAGGGGCAGCTTTTGGAGCAGGGGTGCCACCTCCGCCTTCGCCAGCCTCGTTCATAAAAATTATAGGATATCTAAGAAAATCTATCATAGTAAAGAAAAGCCCTTATATAATAAAGAAAAACCTCTTTAAACATAAATAGAACAAAAGTTGAAATTTATTTTTTGCTTTGTTTTTTGATTTCTTCGGCTTCTTTCTCCATTTGCTTTTGCATTCTTTGGAGAAACCATCTGCGGATTGTTGTAGGAAGGTTGTAAGTTTCGAAAATAGACCAGCCACCGTAATATTTTAGATAAAATATTTCTTCATAGACTGTCTCTGCATATTCATTGTTTAGGCCAAAGAAAGCTCTCATCAAGAGGAACCCCCAGATCCCCTTCATAATCGCACTCTGAGCACTCAAATTTGAACGTTAGCTTGGATTCCGGTGCAACCTCTGCATAAAGCTTGCGAAGGTATCTAGCGTCCTTTGTAGGCATTCTTTCCGAGAAGTAATCAATTGTTTTTTGATCGTCATATTCATTCAATCTTTTGATCATAAGCTTCAATTGAGTTGTGAAAACAGAATGTTGTTTTTTCTGTGCCATTTCCTTCAAAAGAACGCCTTCTTCTTTTCCTGTTAAAAGACCAAAATGACAAACAACCCCAGTTTGTGGCAGGGTGCATTCAAAAAGCCCATTACCTAGGTGCTTGCAATCTTCTTTTTCCTTTGAAAAAGAAGTTTCTTCACATTCCAAAAGATCAAACTCTTCATCTTGCTCTGATTTGCAAGAAGGACAAGTAACCTTTGCTTGGTAATGCGTTCCAAACCCTGAGATTCTAGATTGAATCACAATTGCGTTTCTATCACAAGCTAAGATTGTTTTAGAATTGATTGATTTATCAACCAAAACGCTTTCAATCAACTTATCTAGAACGTTTCCTTTTTTAAGATAAGCAGGGGAAGTTAAGATATCTTCTTCTTTTGCTGTCATGTGTTTGATTTCCAACATTTCCTGCTTGTGCAAGGGGTGGTCTTCTGGATAGAATTCTCCCTTTGAAGGAAGGTCCACCATTAAAGTTGGAGTAACAAAATTTAAAGGATTAAGTAGTTGCTGTGCGGCTTGAATAGGAGCCAAATCGGAGCCGCTGCTTTTATCAACAGCGCCGATTCTTTCTTCATTATTGCGGATAGACATTTATACCTCGTATAGTTTGTAGTTTTATTTTTTGGTCGCTGCGGGCGTAATTACTGCCCAGTCGTAGCGGAATCCAATTTGGGGCATCACAAGATCTTCTGATTCGTAGCTAAATTCAGGCCCAAAGTTAACTTTTTCAATCCAAGAGTTTTTGAAGGTATAAGTTTCCAACAGGTTACCTTTACCATCCAACTGTTGGACTTCAAGCGTAGTAAACTTCTGATTAACAGCTTGGGCTTTTGTGATTCCACCCTTTGATTTGTTGAAATCCGTTGGATATCTATATCCACTAGCGGTAATAAGATCTTTAAGATATTGACCAGATTTTTTTCCATCGTTGGTATCGCTTTTAACAACGTCAATGAAATCCAATGTGATTTGGTTCCAAGTTGCTTGCATTGGGTAGTTAAAAGTATAGCCAAGAATCTTTACTTCTTTGTTAGAAATGGTTAACTCTGGACGAGCCACCTTTTGAATCTGATAAGAATAAATGTTCTTCCCATCGCCCAAAGTAGCTACCCATTTAAAAGCTCTTTTTGGCTCTAGGTTCTTGTTTGCCCAAAATAACTGACTCATTTTTTGGATTTCTCCTTTTAAATTATTTTATATATTTTCTATTAATTAGTTTATTCTGGGAAATCCACACCTGAATTTGTCAGAACAAAGTCCAGAGCAATAAACTCAATTGCTCTAGTCGGCTTAACCAAAAGCTTCGCGTAAAGCGTGTTCTGGTCAACCAGATCTGGGGTCGTGGTTGTTTCATCCAATACAAATCGATATTCTTCAATTCCCAGACCGTCTTGCACTTCTTGCAAAATCTCTTCTGCATCGCTGGTAAAGTTTCTCCAAGTATCCGGAACATTCGGCTCAAAAAGAAGACTACCAGCAACTCTAGAAATTTGACGCTTAAGATAAATCATGAGCCTTCGAACATTGATTCTGTCAAGAGCCGATCTTTGCAGTTGCAGAGTTTTTTGACCAAACACTACAACCCCCTCAGAGGGGAAGGAAGCAATGGGGTTGATTCCATTGTCATAAAGCTCATCTCTTTCATTCGAAGTCAGCCTGTCTTTAACACTAACGACAGGGTATCCAGAAAGTCCATCAGAAAGTCCGCCTCTATTGAAGCCTGCCGGAGCAAACCAAACATCGGAAACTTGCTTAACTCGACCAAAAACACCAAGCATTGCGACCGAAGGAGGCACAGAAACCAAAGCATTGGTTCGAGGGTCGGAAATATCAACCCAAGGATAGAAGGTGCAAGCATAAGAGTGAACCAAGTCGGACATGCTATTTCTTCGCCAGCTAACAGCCTCGGAGACAGAGCCAAGCTTTGTCAAGTCAGTATTAACAGCAGTGGTAGAGTCTTCTTGCATCTCTTCTAAAGGACGATATCCAGAGTCCAAATCAATAACTGCTAGAGCATCTCCTCTTTCAAGGCACTGTTCTGCCATAAGCTTGTTCAGTTCAGTTTCCCAAACTCCGGGAACCGCAGCAATATCGTAATCGATAAACTCAGGGTCTTTAAGAGCCTTAATAGCTGTGAACACGGAGTACCATGCATAGTTGCTTTGGCCGTCATTGGTTCCGCCACCAGTCAAAGTAACGTTGGAGAATGGGTTCTTTTTAGTAATATCAACACCATCAAAACCACCATGCATCGGCATAGTAAACTTGTTGTAACCAGCATCAATAACTGTTTTCCACCCAGCAGAGTTGGTGTATAGGGCTGTGGCAGTTTGAAGCGGACCATTCGCTTTGAAATAAGAGCCAATTTGGGAGATTGATTTTTCACCGGCAGTAGAAGACTTTCGGTTTCCTGCTGCATATGCAGCATTATCCAACCACCCAGTGGTAGACGAAGAAATCTGTTTAACATCATCCAAAGAAAACGCAAATGTGTGAACAGTGTTTGTTCCATCTGCTTCCCAAGGGTCTACCCCTTCTTCCAGTGGATAAGTCAAGTCATAATAGTTCTCAGAGAAAAACCTAGAGGTCTCATTTTTCTGGACTCTGACTCCAAAGTAACCGTTTTTAGCAACTCCTCGTGAGCTATTAGAGGCAGTAACACGAAGAGCATAATCCGGCCACTCCAGAGAGGCTGTGAAGCGCAAACTATTAGCATCAGTGATCCCTCTGACATAATCGCGAGTGGCATCCCACTCAAGAGAAGATTCTTTTTCTGATGCATAAGAAGTCTGAAGAGTCACATATGTTGAATCAACAAGAGCAGTGGAGTTTGAGCCTGAAATAATCTGAAATTTTTTGCGACGAGCGGGCCCCAAGAAGCCAAAAGGAACCAGTTCAGGGTCGGCTGCGCCGTAAAGAATATCAGGATGCACATCAACTCGAATGTATCGCGAATTGTTTGGGTAACTTCCGAAAACACGATGCTTTCTAGCGGCCTTATCATATTTGATGTACTGATCTCCAATCACAGCGGCAATAAAGTTAGCAGATCTAGGATTCAAAGTAAGATCATTGAATTCTTCCAAGATGGCTGGGCTGTTATCAGAATCTTTAACATCGCGCACCTGCACCGAGAAAGTAGGATAAGGCTCTGCTGAATTGTCAACTTTTGTATAAGAAATCTTTGCAATTGAAATTTTGATGTTTTTTGAAGCCCATCGCCCCTCATTAAGACCAACCAACCTAAAAAGCTTTTGCGGAGTTGAATCAATTGGGTCAAAACTAGTATTAAGACCGGTGTCTTGCGAAAAGATCCACCCTGTTTTTGCTTCTTGGAAGTCGTAACGATAATCCCCTTTATAAACAGAACCTGAAGCCAGCGGGGTGATAAAAGCCAAAGTATGACTTACATCCGCTTCTTTGCTTTTAATTGCGTCTTCAAAAGTCTCACCCAAGAAATAAGGATGTGGGTGGTTAACTCCATCAGCGCCGTTATATGTCTTAAGAGGAGAGGTGTTGAAAGCTTTTCTAATAAAGTTTGAATCACTTGGATCCAATGTAATTGTAAACTTTTTATTGTGTTCAGTTGAGCCGGATGTATAACCCAACTCATCAACCAAAGAAGCGGGAGTAAACGTTGTAGCGGCGGCGGAGGCCGAAACAACAAGTTTGATTTTGGCGTCACTTAGCTTCCCGGCAAACTTTGATAATACTCTAGTTTTGTATTGCCCACTGGTGTCTGTATCAACACCAATCGCCGCACCTTTTGACATATAAAAAACAGCGGCAAGAGAGCCTGTTCCATGCTCCCCAAGCACACCTGATCCAGACGGTACCAGCCAAAGGCCATACGCCCCAGCATCACTAGCTAAAGTATCATTTGGCTCAACCGATCCGGTGGTTTGCCAACCTGCATACCCGGTACCGCTAGCACCGGGGGCTGCAATCCCGCCCAAGCGAATAAAAGTAACAGGAGCAGAGTTTCTAAGGTAAGCTAAAGCTGCATATGCTCCATAATGAGGTGCGGTGGTGTTTTCATTTCTCCAAAGGTCACCGCCAGCGTATCCACCGGGGGAAGGTTCTCCAAAGACATCAATGAACTCTGCAACAGAATTAACTGTAACAGGTTTCAAAATCGGACCTTCCAAGGAACGGCCAACGATA